TTATGTTGAATACAACTTTAGGCAACGACCTAGGGACGGTGCAGAGAAAGTATAAATACTATTCGAAGCGCTTGGATGCCATTATGCCATCACTTGCTAATACGGGTGGGGTGATTGTGGAGTATCATGTATTGAGGGCCTTGCAAGCACAGGGTTTTAATCTCAATCCAGAACTGGATAACAAATCAGTTTATGATCCAAATGCTTTATTTCCAGCATTAGGAAAGTATGGAAAGAGACCGAATCTTATGGTTGATGCGCAAGCATTGGATAGAGCGAAAGCTGTAACCATGAGAGTTTTTGGGGGCACAGGAGAACTTGAACCAATCACGGATGTTGAGGAACTTTTTAAGGCTGTAAAGCTAGAGAAGGCTTCAGGCGCACCGGAATTTGTCAGTAAGGGCGAAGCTCTAGAAAAGGACTTCGAGAGAATGAAAAGAATTGAGGAAGGGATTAAAGCACCAGAACCATGTATCGGCTATCATAGGCTACAACATGCTGAAGGAGGGCCAAAAACTAGGTTAGTGTGGGGATATCCGTTATCAATGACTTTACTTGAAGCTAAATACGCTAGACCGCTAATTGATTGGTTTCTGACTGATCGTACACCGATGGCTTTTGGTTTACATCGTCATGAGCTTGCTAGTAGATTAGTACGAATTGAGAACTCGAGTCTAAGATATTGTTTGGACTTCTCAAGTTATGATGCGAGTTTACATCCATCATTATTGAGTTTTGGTTTTGAGGTTTTGAAAACTCATTTTCATGATCTAGATGATAAAGCGTGGAATTCAATTGTCCATTATTTTATTCATACTAGGATAATCATGCCAGACGGGTTTGTTTATGTTAAACATCAAGGAGTGCCATCTGGGTCATACTTCACACAACTAATTGATAGTGTGTGCAATTTTATGGCATTACAATATCTATCTTTTAGATTAGACGCACAGCCCATTTATGATGACAAAGTGTTGGTACTTGGGGATGATTCCATCTTTGGAATGGCTACATATCATCCTTTAGTTTTAATTCAAAAGGTGATGTCAGAATTAGGTCTTGTTGTTAATAAGAAGAAAACTAAAGTAGCAACGAAGGCGTCGGACCTTTCTGAATTCTTGGGACATGTATGGTCTCGAGGTGTAGTAAATCGTGAGTCATCAGACATTGCAAAGAGAATGGCTTTTCCAGAAAAACCGTTGCGAATTGAGCCAAGATTAAGGATTGTTACCAGGATTTTAGCCTATGCTTCAGATGCAATTAATGCACATTTAATTATTGCAAAATGGTCGAGGTATAAAGGTCCTAACATTATGGGCATATATTTCCGTGATGTCCTAAATGAACCAATTCTTGGTTGGCA